GTGCGACCAGACCCGCTGCCTCTTGCATCGAAAGCTCGGCCGGCGAGAACGCAATGCCGGCTTTGCGCCTGTCTTCGAGCCAAAGCAAATGGTTGGCCCAGGTGTAATAGCCCGGAGAAAGCGTGCGCTTGGGAATCTGCTGCAACAATCGCCGCTTGGTCTCCGGATTGGCTCCGGCCGTCTCGCGCTCAATTTGCACGCGCGCGAAATCCTGCTCAAAGATTTCATTGAGCGCGAGAACCATGCCGTCCTGGTCGCGGGCCGGATCAAAGCTCACTTCTCCTCAGCCAACTCGGGCAGCGCGGGAGCGAAGAGCTGTTCGGCCGCCGCCACCTTGTGATAGCTATCCATCGAGCTGATGATGGAAGCGCGATCAGTCGGCTCATCGCTGCCAACCGCATAGCCTTCCGTACTCTCGATCAGTTCGTCGTAGAGGTCGATCAACGTAGACTGCGCACCCAGCCACTGCGTTTTGCTGGTGCGGGAGCCGCCCACAATCATCGAGCGGCTTATGGCGCGCTGGTAGCGTCGCTGGTGTTCGGCCGTAGGCGTGTGGAATAAATGCCGCAGGCCGCTGTACTCCTGCATAGCGCCGGATGCGTCAGCGCCCCAGCGGGCGCGTAGAACGACCGTTTCGCTGCCAAGCTGAATAGGAGCATCGTCGGTATCTGCATCGCGTGATACAGCCACCAGTGCATCGGCAACGGCCAGCCGATGGCTCATCGGCAAAAGTTGTTGCCAGTGCTCGCGCGCAGTCACGGAGGCGTTATCGCCGGTGACGTAGCCCGTGGCGTCGATCAACGCGGTTTCTGCCAACTCCAGGCGGGCAGAACGCGCGTCGTACACCTCGATGAGCTTGCCCTGCTGGTTTTCGCTGGTTGAAACGATGCCGTCGAAGTAGCGCAACCATTGCGCTTTGGTGATGACACCTACGGTGAGCGTGTATTTGGTTCCGCGATCCGTAATCGGGATAATGCGCGGCTTGTCAAGATCAATAACTGACATAGAGTCCTTCCTTTGAATTGTTTGGATTTCCCCACGGCGGGGAGAGAGAGGAGTGAAGGACTCCGTACAGCTTGAGATCCGCGTAGCCGATTGCGAATCTCAGGCCCGGCGAAGCGGTGCCGGGCCGAGAGAGGCGATGCTTAGGCGGCCACCAGATAGGCGGCAACGTCGTTGACGACCGAGACCGAAACCGGGGCTACGCCCGCAGCCTGGTAGCAGGTAGTTTCATCGGCTTCGATCTGCCATATCACCATCTCGCCGTCGAAGCCGAGCTTGGTGGTCTTCAGGTGTGTTTCTGGAATCGAGATCTGCAACTGCGCATCAGACGCGGTTGGTACGTTCAGCGTGAATACGCACGCCGTATCGGCCAGGAACAGGCTGTAGATGTCGTCGGTATCCTTGGCCGCGATCGTTGTTGAGATCGAGAACTTCGGATTGCCTTTACGAACGAACAGGCCATAGAGGCCACCGCCAGGACCACGGTGCACGGTGAGCTGATTCTCGGCCTTGAAGGTCGTGTTCATGTGGCGTCCGGTGAAAGTGGTTCCCGCTCCTACGGCTCCGAAGGCCAAAACAGCATCCGAGTTCAGCAAATAAGTCTCGGACGGCGCTGCGGGCAGCGAAGAGCCGAGCGCGCCCGAAGTCTGAATGCCGGTGCCCATCATCGACATTTCGGCCATAATTGCGCCGATGTCGTTGATGGTCAGCGTGAGATCGTTCACGCACATGTCGGGGCACTTGTACTTCACGTCGGCCGTGTCTTCGCAGTAGATCGTTGTCGGTACGGCCGTGCGCGTGCTCTCGTCGAAGGAGAAAACGTGTGTGTATGGCGCAGCGGCCCCCGTCACTGTCTCTTTGCCCATCAGGAAAGCGAACATCCAGCCGGCGAGCCAGGGGGAGAGCTCCGCCTTGAAGCCGCTGAAATCGGTATCAAAACTGGTGATCTGGCCGTTGGTGGCAAACGACGTACCCTTGCCGGCATAGGATTGATCGGTGCGCCGGCCAGGCTTCCGGTCAACAATTGCCGCCCCGTCAAAACGCTGACGGTAGGTGAGAGCTGCATCGGCCAGTGCGGTATTCCACGCCGTCTGCTTGTTTGCGCTCAGCAACAGGTTGCGTAGAAACTTTGGCTGCGATTCGAAGTTGTACGGTCCCGCCATGTTATTTGGCTCCTTTTTGCTTGGCTTCGTCCGGCTGTGCGATTAGCTTGGCTTTATCCGGCTGCGCGGCGTCGGCCACTACTTGGAAGATTGGCGTGCCTTGATGCTTTTCAAGCGAGAGAACGCGCGCCCACTCGCTCGTCAGCACGCGCTCGGAAGCGCCGGGCTGAAACAGATAGCTGAAATGCAGAGTGGTGATGCGCAGCGCACCGTTAGCGCCGGCCATAGCTGCGCCTTCCTTGCTCAATTCGATATTTACGAAATCCGATTGCACCATCGCCAGCTCCTATCCGTTCGCGCCACTGAATTGCGCGATCGCTTCCACGCCGAATACGACCGAATAGAGCTGATCCACAGGCCCTTCGTCCGTATCGACCAGCCGGACCGCAACCAACGTGATCGGCATCGTTTTGCTTCCATCCGCCAGCGTCAGCCGGGCTCCGGCGATCTGATCCTGCACCGTGGCCACCAGCACCAATGTCTGGCGCCGCTGATCGGTTTTGCTGCGTAAAGACGACTCAAAGCAGAGCAGCTCAAATTGCTGCTTTGGCTGATAGGTCAGCCGCTTGTTGTCATGCAGTGGATCGTAATCGGCACCTAAATACCTCACACGGATGCATGGAGGCCGCAATGTGAGCTGCCCATCAGCGTTGAAATCAGCGTCGCCGAGCGACTCAACCTGAACTTTCGATCCATAAGCCGACGGCAGCACGTCGAGCAGCAAAGCGATCAGCGCTTTCTCGACATAATCGATGCGGAAGGTGGAACTCACTGCCCACCTCCCAGCGCGGCTTGTGCCCGCGCCTTGGCCACATACCTTTCGGCAATCCCCTTGATGCGCGCAGGATCTTCTGGCCGAAAAACCAGATAGGGCCGCGGCGGAATGTTCTGGTGGCGGCGGTGCGCGCCAACAACCACTCGGCGCGCATTGCGCGGTCCCTGGATGCGGCGCCGGCCGGCGTGGGGCAGATGACCTGTCCCCAGTTCGGCCGACAAGCGGGAATAGCTGAAACCGCCTACATTAACCACCGCCTCCGATTCGGCCTTTGTCTGCGGGCCAATCGCCACACCGCGATCGCGCGAGCCGAATTGATGTACCGCGGCATAAACCAAGTTCGTGCCGATAATCACTTCGCCCGGTTTCCGCTGATAGACGCTAATCGAATTCAGCAATCGACTGCTGCGGATCAGCAATTTGTGGCCACGCCCGTAGATTTTGGGATTGCTCTTGATGGTTGAGGCGGCCAGCGGAACCCACGATCCCGAAGGCGAGCCCTGTTCGCGGAAGGTACGACGCACAGACACGAGCTGCGACATGCCGATTTCCTTCATCAGCTCGGCATTCTGATCCAGCGAAAGCGCGAACCGGCGCAGGCCGACCACGACTTTGCCATCATCGACTTGGACGAAATCTCCCACTAAACAAATCCCTCGATCTGCGAATCGCTGAAGCGCAGATTGCGATCCTTATCGGAAAGCTCCGGCCCGGCGATCGAAGATTGCGTTGCCGAAGAACTTGCAGGTTGATCGAGCGAAGCCTTCGACGTGGCGATGTCCTTCAAAAATGCGATCGCCTGGCTATAACGCTCTTGCGCCGTTTCGTTCGTCGGCGTCTCGCGCCGGCGCGTGAAGAGGATGTAGATCGCGATGTCGAGCGTCAGTGATTTCACATCCTCGGACGCTTGCAACGGCGTGACGTACCGCGCGCGGCAATAGCTTTCAATACGCCCCGACGCTTCGTCGAGCGCCTTGCCAGTGATCGAGGCCACGATTTTTTTGCCGGCGTCCGAGGTCGGATCAACGTCGGGATCGTCGATCGTCAACTCGTTCAGATCTTTCTGCGACATGCGCAGAGGGACCAAGTCGTCTTGGGTCGCGTAGGCCACTTACTTCGCGGACTCCACAAACGGCTTGACGGTGCCTTTCGGCAGCGCTTTGACTTCGTCGTCAGTCAGCTCGATCTTGGCGCCGGCGGTATAGTGCTTGCCGTCGTGCCGCAGATTGCCCACCGCGACATACGTGCGCGTTTTTACAGCCTTTGTCTCTTCCTTTTGATTCGCACTCATCGATTTCATCTCCTTCAGATTGATGCCGCCAACGGGGCGGCACCGACTAACCTCCGCCCCGTTTTGCTCTCGTGTTTACTGCTCGTGTTTTGGTTTATCCCTCAATATCGCCGGCCACGGTGCCCATCGTCGGCGTGGCCACGGCGTTCAGAATCGGAATCGCCGTTTCCGTCGCTGTCACTTCGAGGCCGTAGTACCAGTCGATCGACTCCCAGGTCGCCTTGGAATCGCGGTAAGGATCGGGAAACTCGATCACGCCATAGCCATCGACGGTGTTCGGAGGCGGCGCAATCGTGTTGCCCTGGCCATCGGTGCCACCGGACCAGACAAAGGTCTTGACGCAACTAATGTCGTCCATTGTGGGCGCGGCTTGCGCATAGGCAAGCAGCGCATTGTTGCCCCAGACCCAGCTCGCCGTATTCGCCTTGTCGAGCATGATTGCGCTGGCCTTCACCACGGGAACTCCGAAGACGCTCGAAAGCATCTCCATCGTGATAAGTCCGCCCGAGTTCGTGTACTTGAAGCGGTCGATAATGTCGGGGTGGTTCACCAATGCGGTGGCGACAGGATCGGAGAGCAGGAGCGTCATCTGGTTATCCTGCACGCCAGACTGCCGCAGAAGAGCCTTATAACCCTCCATCACCTTGATCGGATGCGAGCCGTCGCTGCCCGTGTTCGGCGTCGTCGGATACGAATCCCACGTAGAAGTGCCCGAAAGCGTGACACCATTCGGGAAGTTAGCCGTGCTCAGCATGAGCTTGGCGATTTCGACCTCGCGTGCGAGCAGGATCTGATCCGTTAGTTGCTGTACGAGTTGCTTCTTGGTGGAAAAGCCCAATCCCAGGCCGTAAGCCTCGGACTCTTCGGGAACCTTGCCCGACAGCGCGTGCGACTTGCACATGTACGGCGAAACGGAATAGCTACGCCGCACAGTGGTCGGCCGATCGCCGGGAGCGCGCTGTGTCGAACCAGGCACACGCCAGTTGTCGCGGTTCCAAACCACGTATTGGTAGCTCTGACGAGCCACAGGCACGCGCGGCGCGAAACGATCGCCCACGAGCGCATTGTTGCGGAATTCCTTGGCGAAGTTGCTCAACGCAACATTCAAGGTTCCGACCGGCATGTTTCCTACATAGCCGCCCATTTAACTTTTCCTCCTGCCCTCGCGGGACAAAATCGCTCACACCACACAAAATGCCAGTACCGACGGCGCGTTAAGCCTTGACGGCGCCACACGGGGCGATATTCGCGGTAATGAAATCGCCCGCGTTGGAATTCCCCGACAGCGCGCGGCCCACGATTTGGTAGGTGCTCGCGGCCGTGATGAACTGTCCGGCGGCGTTCACCGAAAGGAAGTCTCCGGCCGAAACTGCCGCGCCGATCTGGACAATCGCCGGGCCGAACTCGATCACCGAGACCGGCAATTCAGTGGAAACGGCATCCTCTTCGACGACGCCTTGGATCGCGCCGCCCAGCGTAGACGCCAGCGCCGCATGATATTCGTCGGTGCCGTAGATCACGGCCAGGCCGCGCTTGAGCGTGGTTGCCGCCGGGATCAGGCTTTCTTTCATCTGGGGCTCCTTCGGCCCTTTTACCGAAACAGAAATGTTCGACATCGCGTGCCCTCCTGGGGCTGTCAAAGTGTGCCGGGCAGACGGTGGCTACCCAGCTAAAGCCCACGGCGCCAACCTCGCCGCCGCCAGAATCAACATCTGGCAGTCAGGTTCTCTACACCGAGCCGGCGCTCATACCGCCAGCCATGGTCAACTCGGGCTTCTCGGCGACAACCTCGTCGAGCGCCTCACCAAAGTTGAGCTTCGGATTCTCCTTCATGCGTGCGTGCGCGGCATCGGTCAGCGGATCGCCGCTCGACTTGCTACCGCCAGAAACCTTTCCGCCTTCGTAGAAGGTCGCATTCGGCACGATCTTCTTCAGGCCCTCCATGAACTCGACGAGCATCTGGAAAGGCGCAACCTGCGGCTTCTTGCCATCCTGGTCGGCTTCGCCAAACTCGATGGTTGTAGTCGCCTTGGCCAGCTCCTCGAAGACCAACGGCAAGCCAGCCCGGTCGAAGGCTGGAACCCACTTACCCTCGCCTTTCAGCTTGTTGATGGCTTCGACAACCCGAGCCTTGGTTTCTCCGGTGGCGATGGCCGTTTCACGTTCAGCGAACTTGGCCGTCTGCGCCTTCGCGCTGGTTTCAAGCTCCGAGATTTTGGTTTGGAGCGGCGCGGTCGCCGCGGTTATCGCCTCGGTGGCGATGCGCTTCACATCCGCTTCGCTGAACTCCTTCGAAGCGCCCTTGCCGAATCCCGGCACATGCTCGGCGAACCAGGCAGAGATCTGCTCGCCAATCGACTTATCGTTTTCAGCTCCCACGGTTTCCTCCTCACCGAACGCAAGTTCAACGAACTCGCGGCCGGCGTCGTCAAAATTGAGATTTTTCAAGCCTTTTACTTCAGGAGGCTGCGCACCCAGCCAGCCCACATGCCGCAGGCCGCCCACTTTGCCATCGGCGTCCAGGTAGAACGCGGCCGAACGCTTCTTATAACGCCCAGTCTTGCGTGCTTCGTCAAATGCCGGGTCGACCTGCTTTTCTTTAGCCAGCAACGTGTCACCATCGAGCGCCAAGCGCTCGATCCAGCCAAAAGCCGGCGCGTCGGTCTTCGGATGGCCGACACATACCGGCGCTTCATGGAAATCCGGATCATAGTTGCGCACAACGCGTTCGAGATCTTGCCGCGTGATATTGATCTTGCCCTGCGGCCGGTAATCTCCGGCGCGGAAGATCTCGATCCAGCCACGCGGCGCTTCACCGTGCTCGACGCTCTTGCAGTATTTCTCTTCGAAATTCTTGATGCGATCTTCGTCGAGGCCCTGCTTCTTCGCTTCGGCGACGATCTTATGTGCCGTGGCAACCTTGGCATCGGCGGGCACATTCTTTTCATGCCCGAACATCTTCAAGGCTGAGTCGATGTGTTCCTTGTCGATAGGAAGATGCCAAGTGGAAATATCCTTGGCGTCGCCTACATACGCGAAATCGTCCGCTGAATGCGGCTTACCATCGATCGTCTTGGTGAGTTCTGCCATCGATCCAAGTATCGCGGGATAGAAAAGGCGCGTGGGCGCGCAGGACGCGCGCGGCGCGGGCGTCTATCTTGCGGATAAATTGCACAGTGTAGGAATGGAATCTCTAGGTTTTATGCGGCGATCAGGGAGCCAAAGCCCTCTTGCGGAACGAGCGTGCGCGCCAGCATCGGCAACCGTTCCAGGCCGCCCTCGCTTGCATTCGGATCAATCTTGAGCGCTTCCTCGGCCGGAATCGGCACCACCGAGCAGCGGCAATTGAAACCGGACGGCGGATAAATCTTACGCCAAACGGGATCGATCGCGCGCGCAATAAAGCCATCGAGCGCCGCGTGCTCCGGCCGTACCCGCAGATCGCCTACCGTCCAGTATTGCCAAAAAGGCAGCGCGTCGACCATGTGTGGTTCGCTCATTTGTTCCAGACGCCCGGCGGAATAGATTTTCTGCATCACCGTCTGAAAAGCTGTATCGAGCGTGAAAGCATTGATATTGGCCACGCCGGAGGCCGTCGTGAGCTGGTCGGCAGCTTTGCGAAAGTCGCTTGCCGTTTCGCCTTTCTTGGCACCCTCGGCCAGCGCATCTTGTACCTTCTGCACCAGGCGCAGATCGGCCAGCAATCGTAAATGCGTTGCGGCGATACTGCGACGTGAGGCCATCGAAAATCTGCTTGGTAACCGGCGTCAGATCGCGGATGCGCTCGGCGGTTTCATCGCCGCCTACATCGAAGGCGGCACTCACCGTGTCATCGTCTTCGGCAAAGTGCACACGCCGCGAGGTGGTAGCCAGCGGCAACCGCCGATGCGTCTTGGCATAGGCGTGCCTGACCACCTGCAGACGGCCGAGCACGTCGGCCGCCGCCATGTGCCGCGCCAGCAGCGTGCCGAGCTGTTCGCGGAAGTTGGCATCGTGCGGCGCGGCGAGATGAACGCGGATCGCCATGCTACTCGCTTACCTCGACCGGCTGCGCGGAGGCCGCGACTTGGCGCGTCCGATGCGCCAGCAGCGGATCGGCGCCTGTTTTGAGCTGCTCGACCAACTCGTCGAACTCGTGCTGTTCCTTTGCGTCCTCGGCAAAGGTATCGCCATCGTCCGGGGCGCCCAAGTTCGCGGGCGCTGCCGCGCTCGCACTAGGCACCAGTGGCAGGTCTGGATCTTCGCCTTTCACCAGCGGCACATCGTAACGATTGGACACGTAGCCGGCCGTTATCTGTTTGCCCATCTTCTGCACGCCCATGTCGACGACCAGGCGGTCTTTCAGGTTCTCTTCTTCGCCAACGTTGAAGCTCCACTTCGGCATCGGCGCGTCCGGACCATAGTTCCACAGCACCAGCCGCCGAACGAGCTGAGAATTGATGACCGAAGCTACGGAACGCGCCAACTCGGCCACGCGCGTATCGAGCGTCTCGGTGTGTGTCTGCCCTTGCGCATTCGAGCCGTGGCCGCCCTCGTTGCCAAAGCTGGTCAGCGTCTCGCCGAGAATCTTTCGCGCAATCGAGTATTGCATCGCTTCAAAGAATTTCTCGTATGTGGCCGGATCTTGCGAACGAGCGATTTTGAGCAGCTCGGTTTCAAATTTCAGATTTTGCGGTACCGCAATTGCGACACCGTCCACGATCGCCTGCGCAATACTAGCCGCCTGTTGCCGTTCTTCCACGTTGTCTGCATCGTTGTAGTACACAACTGCGGTGCCAGGGCCTTTTTCGGCGAACTTCAGCCACAACCGTTCCAGATTGCGCTTGAACCAACTCGGCCAGAATACCGACTTGAGGAGCGGCCGTCCCATACGATTGCGGCCGCGTTTACGATAGGTGAAGACCAGAAACTTTTCTTCGGGCACCAGATCACCACTCGACGCCCAAGGTTGCTTCAGGAATTGCAGCGGTCCAATCTGCGGCTCATAGCGGCTGCCAAACAAGAAAAGCTCCTGCGGGCAGTCGTTGATGCCCACCAGAGATGCCTGGCCAGCGCTTGTATCGAAGACCTGTTCTTGCACGGTGAAGCCGTAGCCTGGCGCATCCAGGACACAATCCAAAACCGAGTGAAAATCCTCAACGTTGGCGAGCTGATCTTTGACAAACTGCGCCACATCGAGCGCGAGCTGGCTCTCGTCGCCGGGCGAGACATCGTGATCGCGCTCCAGCACCTTCAGGCGCAGCGTTTCGAGAGCATCGGCGACATCCTCGTCCTTGTCTTCCAGCTCGCGGTAAAGCAGCATGGCCTGCGGATGGTTGTAGACCATCGTGGCCCAGATCATCGAAGGATTGCGGAGACCACCGAAAGCCAGCGAATTGCTATAGAGCGAGAGCTGCGATTGATACAGCGCTTCCTGCGTCACAATTTCGCCGCGCGGCGGCAGCGGCGGCGCTTGAAAGGTCTTTTCATCGGCCATTAGAACAATCCTCCTAGCAGCGTGCTCGATGGCGCTACGCCGGTTGTTTCCATGCCCAGGCCGCAGACATCGACATCCGCGGCCAGATCGGCCAGTGCCTTGGCCCAGAACACATCAGCATGGGCAGTGAGTTTTTTCTTTTGTCCGCCGGCTACGGCGCTATCGACCTCGATGCGCGGAGCGTCAAAGGTTACGCCGCTCGACGTTGCCTGGCGCTTGATCGCTTGAAACTCAGTGCGGATGCAGCCGTCGTAGGGGATGCGCGAACGCATTTTTTCAAGATTTCGTTTGATGCGAATCGCCAGATCGGTCTTTAGCCGAACGCCATTGTCGTTCGTGCCGCTGAAGCTCACGCCGAGAATCCGGCCAGGATTCGCTTCGTCAAAGTCGTCGTAAAGTCCAACGCCCATGCCCGTTTTGTCGATCGCCGTATGCCTCGTCAGCTTCACCACCGGATTCATGATCCTGAATTGATTCGGGAAGCTGATATTGTGCAGCCACGCCACCAGCCGCGTATGCGCGACATCGCCCAGTTTCTCGTCGAGCCACAGGCAGGTCGCATCGTGATCGCGGGCCACATCGATTCCGGCCGACAGCGGACCGTGCTTGCCGTCGGCTAATTTCTCGGCAAAATCTTTCAGCGCCGTTACCGGCGAGGTGTGATCGAGATGTATTAGCGTCGCGCCCAGGTCGTTGTCTTCGCAGGCAGCGATCAAATCGAGCGTCAGCCACGCGCCGGTGGCTTTCAGGAAGGTGCAGCAAAATTCCTGGTTCCATGTATCGTCGTCGTTCAAGCCGAGGCGCATTTCCTCGATGTTGATTGGGCAGCCTTCGCGCACGGCCATGTACACATCGACCCAGTGGCCGCTCCAGCCGTCTTTCTTGACCGGCAACTCGGATGGCGCGACGCCCAGGTCGAGTCCGAGCTGGCGCGCGATGTCGTAAAACTTTCCCTGTTCGCCGTTGGGCGTCGAGAGTACGCGCAGCTTGTGGCCGAGTGCGACCTGGCGGAAGACCGCGGCGAAGATGGCATAGCTGTCTTCGTGATGCGCGAATTCGTCCAGGATGGCGTTACCGGGATAGCCGCGCGCCGTACGTGGATTCGCCGGCAGCGCGATGATCCGCGAACCGTTCGGAAAGCTGATGCGCTGCTGTATGGCCTCGATCCGGCCCAGCGTGTCGATAAAATCTTCGTCCTGATAGAGCTGCGCCGTGCCGCCCATGAGCTGCAGGTTCTTCTGGCAGGTCTCGATGAATTCCGTCGACTGCGCTTTCGACGCGCTCAGAACAGTCCACGTATCATTCGGACGGATCAGGCAACCATCCTCGTCGCTCATGATGGCTTCGAGGCCCGTGGCGTAGCTGTAGCCAATACGCGCCGACTTCACTGCGGCCTTGAATCGTGTGTGATCGTCGATCCAACGCTGCTGATAGCCCCGGAGCTGAATCACCGGCGGCAGCTTGATCTCTTTTTTCGGAAACTCGAAACTAGGCATGAGCCGGAGCCTCCGAGGCTACCGGCGGCAGCCCGAAGACGCGCTCGCGGAGCCGGTTAATGTCTTCGACCGTCAGCTCGCCCTTGCGCAGCTTGCCGGCTGCCTTTTCCGTCTCGGCCTCCATCTGCTTGCGTTTCTGCTCGGCTTCCAGCTCAAGCTGAGCAACGCGTCGCTCATCGACAGCCACTCGACGCTCCTGGATCTCGACACGCTGAATGCGCGTCATGGCGAGCGTAAGATTCTCCAGATTTTTTACAAAGAGCAATTTATTGCCCGCGCTGGCGCTCTGCATCAAGGCAAAGACTTGGTCGCGCAGGGCATTCACCACTGCGGCGTTGGCACCGTCAAGATCGCATTTGGCAAAAGCCGCCGCGAACTCGCGCGCCTGCGCGCTCTCGCGCAACACGAACTGCCTGGCTTGTCGCACACGTAGATCGAACCAGCGTTGCAGTGTGGATTTCGGCAGCTTCATGTCGGGGAACTGCTCCAACACTTTCAAATCGAGCGTTTCCCAATCGACAAAACCGCCGGCATCTTCTTTCCACTTTTCGCTAAATGGACGCGCAGACTGCTCCGCGATCTCAAGCCAGGTGTGGCCGCTATCGTAGAGCGTCTGGATCGCGTCGCGCGCACTCTGCGGCAACAAGTCGATCTTGAGCGGTTGATGCTTCACACGCGGTTCGCCGGTTTTTGGTCTGGGCTTGGTCATGTCTAGGCAAACAGCACATCGTCGTTGCTACGCCCTGCCGTCACAAAGCGCAGGCCAGTAGCTGTTAGCTGGATCATGCTCAGCTCGACTCGGCCGGTGATCTCATTGGTCTGGGACTTGAAGTCGATGTAATCGAGCACCTGTAGATCCTGAAGAAGCGTGACGACCTGGTCGCGCCCCACCGTCTGCCCAAGTTTCTGCAGCATGGCCCAGACCTCGAAATCGTCCATCCGCGAGAACTGATTCTCGTGGCCCTGCCGGACGAGCTTCAAGATGATTCCGCGCCGGCGCCGCGCCTGGATCAACCCCCGCTCCGATGCGAATTCAATTCCCATGACGTTCCGTCTCCTCTGCTGTATCCAGCCGTGCGTGCAAACGCTCTACCGAGTTCGACAACGACTGTAAGACCTGGTCCTGCTGGTCAAATCTCTCGTATACACTCGGAAATTCGCGCGCCGCGTAAATCGCCATTCGCTCGACCTCCTCGAATTGGCGCTTGCCCTGCTCGGCCAGATCGCTCGTCGCATTGGCCATCTTGGTCTGCGCTTCCGCCGTCTGGTGCGTGCTGGTGACGATGGAATTAAAGCTGGTCGAGATGATGTCAAGCAGGCGCGAGAAAAATGGCGCCAGCAAAGCTAGCGCGATGATCGCTACGACCGGCCAAGGCCCCCAGGAAGTCAGAAGCTGAAATCCCTCGACCGGCTGCCGTTGGATCAAGCCAAAAGCTGCCAGAACCAGGGCGGCCCCTCCAGCCGAACTCAAACCGACCTTCACGTACCGTAGCCACCCCGAACGAAAGCCAGCCGAGATCTCGCTCGGCATCTTTGCAGCCCCCAGATCCAGCGTCGTCATCGTGCCCAACTCCCCCTCCTCAGCTTTCGAACTCTTGGCGTCATCAAACCTCTCCCCGTACCCCTCAACGCTGCCACGTAAAAATACCCCAGGCGCATACCTTTTGCATGGGTGGTACGTTCCCCTCAGTTGGCTTTTTCGATGCCTTAAAACGCCTTAATACGATTTCTCCCTTTTGGCCGCTCAATCCACCCTTTTGCCGCCTTTGATGGGGCCGTAAACGACCAGCGCCAATAAATCGTTTGGATAGTACGCTTTCCAGTATTTCGGCCACCGAATAACACGGCAAAAAAGCATTTTTGCGACCGGGACGTACCGCCAGGAGATGTTCAGATCGCCCCCGGTCTCTCCCATAAAATCGGAGAATTTCATACTCAAATATTTCGCGGATCGAGCCTTGATACGTTCCCAATGGGCGCGATCAATCTCCTGAAACTCGAAATGCTGCTCGGGATATCCTTCCTTTTTCATCCGCATTTTCCGTAGAGACAGACTGCCGGATCGGGTAAGGGCGCAACAGGCTCCCTTACCCGCCGACTCCTTATTAAGCGGGAGTGCCGAAGCTGATGGCGATCGAAGCCGTTCGCCCGGTCGGTTTGGCTACGGTGACGGTGCCCGTCGCGCTAAAGGTCTGCACGGTGCCGTCAGCGTCGGTCACCACGGCGCTCACGGAAACCGTCGCAGTGCCGGCAGCCACGGCCGCAATTGTGGCCGAGCCATCGGCGCTGTCTGTCAACGTGGCGATCGATAAGTCGCTGACCGAAAACGTCTGACTCGTAATCGTGGCGCTGGGGGTTTGTGTGGTGCCGTCGGCTTCCAGCGGAATAACCGACGCGACGACCGATTGACCGGCCGTCTCAGAAATGGAATTCAAAGTGCCCATCTGCTTCTCTCCTTGAAACAAAATTGCAACTGCGGTTGTGTGTTTCCGTTTACGGCGATGCCAGTGTCGAAAGATCCACCACTTCCATGCGCGATTTTTCTTCCCTTTGTCCATCGCCAATTCCTTGCGAAATCCCTTAACCGATCTCTTGCAGAATCGAGAGCACCGCTTCCTGCTTCGCCGCCGGCCACAGCTTCAGCATCGATGCCCACAGCAGCACATGACACTCGTCCACGTACTTTTGCCACCAAGCAAGCGTCGCCGGCTGATTCTCACCCCAGGTGACGAACTGAATCTTGCCGTCAGCGGTGTATTTCGGCGCGACCATGCAGTGGCCACCCCAGCCGCCTGGCGTCCCTTGCTGGCCGCTCACCACATCCCATAGACCAGAGCTTTGCGCGGAAAGCGGCAATTCTGCGCCCATGTAAACAGATTTGAAATAGGCAATTGCCTTGCGGACGTGGTCCAGGTTTTGTGGATCGGGCGAGACATATCCAAGCAGCGTGTCGCCGGCAAAGCCGTCGCGCTTGATGCCGGCCAGGATGTCCATCTCAATGCCGCCCTGGTCTGTGTTTGGATCGTTGGGATCGTAGCCGCAGTATTTCTTGTATGCGCCCTCGACAATGCTGTCGAGCGCCGTAACGATCTTGCCCTCGGCCAGCGTCGCCACCTGCAACGAATGCGCGAGCCCGGCGATCGTACAGTCACCAAGACCATCCGGCGCGCTAGGCGGGTTGTTTGGATCGGGACCGTTGAGCATCATGCCCCAGTCGGTAACGCCGTCGGTATTGTCGGCTGCGGCGGGAGGCGCGGGCAGCAAAGCCATAACCTTATGCGCCGCCAGCCGGTGAGCTGCGCTGTGCCGCACAATGGGGCGGCCTAATTTTAACTGCGATCGATCGATCATGATTCCTCCGCGAACCATTTGTCGAGCGTGGACTTGATCTTCCCTTCGGCTACTTTCGGATACCTTGGCACGTCGATCTTCATAACCTGTGCGGCAGCATCGTAGGCATAGTCGATCTCGACCTCGCCGAGAATCGTGTCGTGGGTGATCGTCCCCGACGGCAAAGGCAGAGTCACGCCGGTTGCCGCCAGCTTTTGCTGCTTGGCGGCGACCTGCTCAGGCGTGAGGTGATAGGTAAGCGTGTCCATACGATTCCTTACTTGCGCGGGCTGGAGGCACTCCAATCGGATTGGGTTATGAGCCCGTCGATTGGAGACAGCCCGCGCAAACTTAGTTAGGGGAGCGGCTTAGGAATCGGCGCGCCCGGTACAGGCGGCGGCGGCGGTACAAGATTCGGCGCACCAGGTGCAGGCGGCGGTGGCGGCCCAGGATTCGGCTGATTCGGATCAGGCGGAATCGGCGGCCCTGGAACGACGGGTATGGCTTCTGCAACATCCTCAAGCGCATGTCCGATTTTTCCAAAGAAACTCATAATGCTCCTCTCATTTGTTTGTTACGGGTTAACGCGGATTGCAGTGCTTCTTTTCGCGAGTGCTGCGCAAGCTGGTTAAAATCCCAGCGCTTCAGCTTGCCACAGCGCTACCGCATACGGCGCGCCTGCGGTGCTGGCAATCATCTGCCGGTCGCTTGCGCTCCAATACCCCGCGACCGCCTTGAGATGGATTGCGCGTTTCGATGCTTTGGCTTTTACTTCGCTCGTCGACTCAGTCGAGGAAACGTAGCCGTCAATGACATGCACCGCCGCATCCAGCGATGCAATTACCACAACGCCAGCCGAGCGGCTGTTGCTATTCTTCACGGATGCAGTCTGGAGCAGCGCATCGGTATCTTCAACGGCTGTATCCACTAGCGCCTTGATATTGCTCCACGCTGTCGTTTTGGTCGCGCTCGATGTTGCCGAAAGATAATCGGAGAGTGGTTTTTCCAAGTTCGTCAGGTCGGTTTCGACGGTCGTTAGAGCGCTGGTCGCGCTCGCCGAATCCGAACCGTTGGTACTTACCGCCGAATAGATCGTGATGGCCTCGTTCAACAGGCTCACGGCCGTCGGCAGGTAGGCGTTGATCTCGGTCACAACCTTGTTCACGTCGCTGGCTGAGCAGCCGGCCGTAGGCAGAGTGCCCAAGGTCAGAAGCACGATGAGCATCCAGGCCCCGAGCTTGGCCTGCGTGCCGGTCGAGCCACTGTTGTTCGTCGCGCTTCCCGAGCCGGGATCTTTGGCGAGCAACCCAAGCAACGCCGTGGCCAGCGCGGAGATGAGCGTGACGAGCGTGCCGGTTCCCGCCGTGCCCAGTGTGATGCCCTGTTGCGACAGCACTCCGGCAACGGTTGCAACGCAAATCAGCAAGCCAGCCACCGAGGTCTTCGGATGTTTCCAAATGTTCGAGATGAGATTCATTGATTCCTCCTCCGGGGCAAACCCGGCATTTGCATTAAGCCGCTGTCTGTGCGGCCGCCGGACCGTCCGGCTGGAGGTCGTATTGCGTAAGGTCAAACTCCGCTATCAGCGCACGGAGCGACGCGGCATATTGCGGGTTGGTCGAATAC